ACTGGACCAGACATAGGTTGGACACCGACGATTTCATTCGAGATGAGTTCGGGGAACGTACGACGGATCATTGGAATAAGGATCTTAGGTAGACGAGAGTCATTAGGAGCGTAGCTGTCTGTGCTAGTGATACTACCTGGTGGATTATATTGCCCACCAGCAGCAGAACCAAAAGCGCCGCCTTGCCCACCTGTGGTTTGCTCCAAGCAATATTGTTCTTGGTTCTCAAGAAGTACTGCTGTGCTCCAACGGGTATGCTCGTCTTTAATTTCCTTAATGGAATCAGATTTAAAATCAAGAACTGGCGCCCACTTTTCGAGTAAGCGCTGAGCTTTATTTTTATCTATAAATGATTGAGGTTTATTCATATGTTTATTTATTATTTCCTTTCTTTTCGACCTCATGAAATGAGAAATATTTTTTCATTTCAAGATACTCAGGTGTTGCCACCTCATTATTCAGGGTAAATTTTTATTTAAAGCGTAGTAATTCATCAACATACGGGTTATTAAACTGTGTTGTTGATTCTCTTTGTATTTCTTGAGGAGCATCTGCTTTAACCTTACGGTTATCAAATGCTTCTTCCTTTATCATATTTATTCTATCTTGATCTTTTCTTTCAAATAATCTTAAAGTATAATCAAAGTTTTCTTCAATGAATTTAGGGCTCTTATCTCCAAGAACTTTCTTAAGATAATCTTTCTTTTTAGCTGTAAGATGGCTTGTTTTATTCTCAAGTATTAAGTTAGCTTTAACTTTATTATAATTTTCTTTTATAATATTATTCTCAGCTGTGAGTTTCGCTACTTTATCACTTAACTCAGTAATTTGATTCTTACCATCTACTACAGCACCTTTAACTGATTCGCTCATAAGAGCTGAGTCAACAGCGAGGACTTTTCTTAAGTTCTGAAGAACGGTAGTTGCTGTACGATTCTTAGTAGCTTCTAGAATGGCTTCTGCAGGAATAGCTTCATCAATATATTCTTCTAAGTAGCTAGAAACTGATTCAATAATAGCAGTTTTAAATTCCTTTGCTTTACTATTAATTTCAGCTTCATATCTGTTAACAACTTTTAAAAGCTTTTTAGCATTAGAGCGATCAACAGCCTCTACTACTTTTCGTAACTTCTTAGTATGATCAACATCAATAGCAGTCATTAATTGCTCTAGCTTCTCAGCATAAAGAGTATCTTGCTCAACTAAAGCAGCTTCAATAAGAAGGTCTGTCTTAGATTGAAAAGCAGTTTGAATTGCATTAATAGATTCTTCACTAAGAATCTGTTTGACATCATCTGTTAACATGTTTGTTATTTTCATACTAGAATAAAGGGGTGTTAATGGCTTGATCGATTCTATTGGTGATTTTACTTTCGACAGCCTGTACTAAATATTTATTAGCTTGAGCATAATTTTTTGTCGAAAGCGCGTAAATAAAGTTAGCTATATCAGCTGATTCTTTTAAGGCTTTCTTTTTACCTTTCTCTATAGCAGCTGCTCGCTTACCTTCATACTTAGAAATTTTAGAATCTTTATTAAGATCAGCCTTCGGATTTATTTTAGCCTTTCCTTTTACAGGTGCCCTCTTTTTGGCAATCACCTTAGTAGGTTTTTTATTTTTTTTAAGTTTAGCCATATATTTATTTATACTCTATTATCGGTTTATACTCTGTGCTTTCTAAAAATTACGGATAAATTTTAGAATTTGCTCTTTAAGATATATGTCAGCATCCTTCATAGGTAATTTAGAAATACTTTTTTCTAATTTATCATATGCTTCTTCATACTTACCGCTATCAGCTAATACCCATTGTTTAGATTCAAGAATACCGTTAACAAATGCCTTAGGAAAAGATGGATCAGCAACACAATCAACAGCAACAAGTCTCATGTTACGTACAACGTTATGTCCTCTTGATTCTTCAAGAGTACCTAATGCTCTTGAAGACATTCCTACCTTTACTCCATCATTAATTAAAGATCTTACTATTTGACCACAAGGGGTAGTTAGTACTTTAGACTTACCAAAAAATACATTATCTTGTTCATATAGTTCTGTAACAATATGACAAGCTCTTTCTAGATCAACATCAGCAGTAGCAGGATGATTAAGCTCACCCATTGCGCGACCTGGTATGATCATCTCTTCATTATATCTCTTAACTTCACCTCTTAACTCGTCAATTGGATAGAGTCTTTTATTTTTGTTAACTCCTTCTGCCATCATATATGGACCCTTTATATATAGTGTAGATGGTGTATTGCGATTTGTTTCTTCAAGTATGTATTCGAAATTGTCTTCTAAAGCGGGCTTTTCAACGAGAAGGTTAAGTTTTAAGGACATATATTATATTTATATCTTTTAATGTCTTTTTAAAGGTTTTATTTAATAGAGTTGTAGTATCAATTTTTTAACTCTTTTTCAGTTAGTATAAGAAAATTAAGCTTATTCTTCTTACAATACTCATTAGCACTTTCCCACTTGGCTTGATTTACTATATATTGAGCTTGATCGTATATTAAGTGCTGTTTTTTTCTATACTTAGTTGTAGGTGGTAATGTCTGTTTAAAGGGCTTTATTTCTATAAGATATTTTTTTATCTCAGTACCTTCGCGGATCGCAACATAATTATCGACATAATACCGATGCATTTTACCATCTATAGGGCTTATATAAGGTACAATAACGTTTTCACTTCCCCATTGAATTATGTTGGGATTAAAGTCACAAAATCTAAAGAATTTTAATTCTAGACCAGATCGATATATAGCCTTAGATCCTATTAATTTATTAGGATATTTTGGCATATATATACCTTGCTTATACTTAGGATTATTAGGTATATTATTCATTACAGTATTTAAAATAAATTGTCTCACCATGCTGATACGGATGTAGCGTATTAGATTGTCTTTTTATAATACACTCACCGTTTCGCTTTAATTTAGTTAATAGTGGACCACGAAAATGCTGAGTTTGAATAAACTCTCTCTCATTTTTATATGTATGTATACCTAAATGAGATGTTATAATAAATGGTTTATTTCTCGGATCTATATATTCTGCTCCTTTTAGTTCATTCATTGTACGGCCTTTATTCCAAGGTCCGTTATATTTAGCTCCACATATTTCTTTTGCTGTTTTACCTTTAAGAGGATTAATATAATCTGGGTCACCTAATCGCTCCTGCATTGTTTTGTTAAGTTGTCTCTCGCTTATGAGCTTATGTGCTGTCAATTCTTTATCGGTAAAGCCATATGTTGCTATTCGATGTTTCTTATTTATACCTCGCTGTAATTCCTTTTCTGTATAGTTACCAGCCGCTAATCTAGTATTAAGTGTAAGTTTTGCCTTTTCTCTCACTTCTGGTGATCTCATAGATTCATGCCCACCGGAACCATCTTCAGGTACTAAATTTGCAAACTCTTTTGAGAGAACAACATTATATAATAATGAGTATTCAAGACCTTTTTGTTTAAAATATTCTTTACTATCTGTTTCGTATAAAATAGTTGTATGTATATCATAACCATGTTTACGTAAATGTGCTCTCCATCTTGTCCCGCTCCCTGGATATAACATACAGGATGCTTTAGTTCCATAATGTTTACATAAATATTTTAATCCTGTAATATTGTGTTCTTTTAATAATAAAAATAATCTCTTACTCATATTAATATTTATAACTATAGGTGTAACTAATCCGCCTAACCTACAAAAAAACAGCAGGGATCTGCATCGCCCATTCCAGGAGAAGCTCCTTCTAATAACATCTTTTCAAGTGCTTCTCTTTCAGTTATACCTTCATTTAATAAATCTGTATTAAGAGTACCACCTCCAAGTAGTGACACGCCTGTAAACTTACCTCTTACTCTTCCTATAACTATCTTACATAGAGCAGATGCGTATTTATATACCCACTGCTCTTTAATTAAGTCTCTAATAGGTCGCTCTACATAACAGGTTATAACTCCATAAAAATGACTTGTACCAGGCTGTGGATACATTTGCATATATTGCGTACGTGGATCAAAGCTGAGATCTTTTCTTGTCGCCAGCATTTTTTCACGGGTATCGATAAACTCTTTAACAGTATACCATGATACTAAATCGAATCCAAAATTACCTAAAGCATAACTAAAATAAGTTTGTTGCGCAAGTGTTTGTTCAAGTGTAAATAATGTATTAACTCCATTAGATGAGCCTTCTTCAAATTCAACTACGTCAATAACTTTTCTATAATCCATTATATCATAATCGAAGGCATTATTAAATGTGGTTACTGTTGTCGGCTCACTTTGTTTAGTTAATGTTTTCTGCTTAGTTGGAGTAAAATATGTAGATAAGCTACTATTAAAACTTGTAATACTGCTATATATAGTTTGATCTATAATATCAAATGTATCCATATTAATAGTAAATACACTTGACAAAGAAGAAGATGATGCAAAGACTGATGTAGGTACTTCAGTAGTTACGACATATACAGCGCTAGGTGTTTCAGCTGTAAATCCCATACTAGGGCTAGGAGGAGACTGTGCTAGTTTTTGAGCTTGAGTATAAGATGAATTTGAAATTGTAAATAAATGATCAAGTCGAATGCCTTTATTCTTTTCGTATAGCAGCGAATCAAAAATTAAAAATTCTTGAGTATAACCTGCGTACTTAGAGAACATCTCAATAGCTATCTGAATATTTTCAAATAGTTGATCTTGATGTATTTCGAGAGAGATTAAAGGCCAACCTAAAGATCTCTTTATTCTATCACCTAACTGCTGGAAAGATTCAATCTTATTACTTAAATTCGTAGATAAGAAAGCAGATACAGGTTTTACTTCACATACTAATGGCATGTAAGTATTTATGT